ATGAATAATGTTATATTTGAAAGATATGGTTTACTAAAAACTCTTGTAAAAGACCGTAGAGAGCAATTCGATAGACTAATCAGTTTTATGGAGAAAGAAACTACCTGGTTAACAGCGCCTGCAAGTACCAAATACCATCTCTGCAAGGAGGGTGGTCTATTGGAACACTCGGTAAATGTTGCTGAAACTATGCTGAAAATCAAGGCTGCAATTGCACCGGATATAAGCGATGAGAGCTGCGTGATAGTAGCGTTGTTGCATGATTTAGGCAAAGTGGGTATGCCGGGGAATCCACAGTATCTCATAAATGAACCATCTGAAAAACAAAAAATGTATGGATACAAACCGGATTATCCATACCGTTTTAATTCTAAACTTACATATTTAAGTGTACCGGTCAGGAGTATATATTTGGCTCTGCAACACATTAGCCTTACTGAGGAAGAAGTGCAGGCAATTGTCTATCATGATGGACAATATGTGGAGGATAACCGTTCCTGCGCTACCCATGAAGAACCCCTAACGCTGCTTTTGCAGTATGCCGATAGTTGGAGCGGGTTTGTGATTGAAAAATAAAGGAGTGTGATAATTGTGAAGTTCGGTATGCGAAAGCCGAGTATTAAAAAGAGCATTGCAGCAAGAACGAGCGTAAAAAGATATATACGCCATAGCTTAGGGGTAAAAGCTCCAAGAGGATGGGGTTGGATTACAAATCCTAAGAAAGCTTTGTATAACAAGGTCTACCGTAAAACCACGTTTAGTATATTTGATATTTTTAAGTTTTTTAAATAATAAATCTATTTTGAGCTTTTGGAGTTATCCGTAGGGGGTGATAATTTGATACAAGCCGTACTTGGAGGCAAATCGTTAGGTTATGAGTATACAGAGGATATCCTTACTTCAACAGTCTTTGGCACTTTAAAATATCTAAAGCCAGACATGATATTGATTCCTTTTATTGAATCTGCGTTTTTATATAATGAGAAAAGAACAACTCTATGGGAAAAATTAAATTCGGAAGGAATTGAGCTGAGATGTTACCGGGAAGTAGAATATGTATTCTGGACCTGGAATCAGAATTATGGAGAGCCGGATTTAATCCTTATATTTAGAGACCATGTACATGGTTTTGATGATCTGCTTCTCGTTGTTGAAGCTAAATTCAAATCAGGGAAAAGTGGAACAGAGGAAAATGATCAATTGGTTCGTTATTTTGAAGCAATAAATAATGATATTGAGAATTTTACGGAATCATCTGTGTCAAGTTTCAAAGGCAGAAAAGGATATGTTGTTTATTTGACAGAAGCCGAAGCTTACTCAGACATAACAGCAACTACCAAAATAATACAAAGCAGATATAATGAAATAAAAGAAAATGTATTTCATCTGAGATGGCATCAATTGTACAAAACACTTGAGAAAATGTATCCGCACTATTCATCATTTGAAAAGATTATCGTAGACGACTTGATGAAATATATGGAAAAGCTTGGGTTGAGGGATTTTTCAGGAATATCTCTGCCGGATAAGTCGTTGAATTCGGCGTTTTTATTGCCGTATCCGATTTTCTATAATGATGGAAATAGTTCTGCCAAGAAGAGAACTTATTTTGACCAATTGAACAACTTAGACATTACAATAGAAAAAAATATTTTTTATAGGGGGAATCAGTATGAGTGATATTCAAAAGGGGCATCAAATAACATTAGCTTTTCAATATATTCAACAAGTATTTAAAGAATGTCAGCGATTAATATTCAAGATTGACAACCAACTGGCTCCTGAATGGGGGAACCTATACGGCAATAGAATAACAAAGGATGTAAGCGCAAGTTTGCAGGAGGCCGACAGATGGATTGTTGAAGCAATTTTTCGTGTTTATCAAAACAATAAAGATAAACTGGTTAATAAATGCATTACAATTACATTTTGGGGAGACGATGTGGAACAACCAATTATTACTGCCGGAAAAATTGTATACTCCGATATAGATAAAAGGGATCATTGGGATTTATGGAATATCTGGTTTTATTGGGCTGATGCAAGTGAAGACAATAACTATGAATTGGATGGCAAAGTTAATCATTTCCAATCCGAGGAATGCAAATATATTGATGAAGCGTATGTTTTCAGTTTGCCACTTATTAACATTACAGACGATGAAGCATTAATTGAAAAGATCATTAAACCACTAAAAGAGCTTTAAAATTGACACGGGAGAGGTGAAATACCAGATGGTACTAACAGATAATATGCGGGCTGTTCTTGAATTCTATTCTTCTCTCGGTAATCGTCAAGCCTTCTGTAAATTAAAACATCACAATGGTAATACCGAGGAATACATTTACTCCCGACTTGAGAGAGCAGCCTTTGACCAGTGCGACGGGAACAATGTTGCTACCTTTTCAAGATATGCCATATGGGCAGATGATGTAAGGTATCTTATAAAAAGTGCTATAGAATCGATTAATACACAGGATAAAGAAAAGGCTGTTGAAGAACTTACACTTGCGTTGAATGCTATGGGTGCATTTGTAGATATTCAAAATATGTTTGACGCTCAGCCCGGTAGAATGCAGTTTGAAAAACCGGAACAGATTTTTGAGGAGTATAAGGAGTTTAAAAAACTGTAGAGATAGTTTGCAGTATAATTTTATTGAAAATAAGAAACGAGGTGTTCTAAATGCTTGATAAAGCCATTCGTATTGCAGCTAAAGCGCATAAAGGACAGACGGACAAAGCTGGGCAACCATATATACTTCACCCGCTGTGGGTCATGTTTATGCGAAGAAATGAAACTGAAAGAATTTGTGCAGTGTTACATGATGTTATTGAGGATTCAGATATTACTATTGAATATTTGAGGAAAGAAGGTTTTACGGAAGAAGTTCTGAGTGCATTAGATGCTCTTACAAAGCGCGAGAATGAAACCTATGATGATTTCATTGGCAGGGTTATTGAGAATAAAACAGCCTGTAAAGTAAAGTTGGCAGATTTAAGCGATAACATGGATTTGTCCCGTATTTCAAACCCCTCCCAAGAAGATTATCAAAGAGTAGAAAAATACCGTAAAGCAGCAGACCGGATATTAATGACTATGGATTCTGAGGGTGATGATGAGTTTAGAGCCATTAAGGAGATTGAAATAAATGGTTGTGTCTCAGTTCCTCAAAGCTGTTCAGAGGATGAGTTCCTAAAAAAGTTTATCGATTTCATTGAAAATAATTATTGGTCATTTGGCGGTGGAGTAAAAGAAATTGCTGAAGTAGATGGCTAATGTTTATGAATATTAGAAATTTACTTCGAGCAAAAGGGACTTAAAAAGTACTTCTAATTATAACAGATGGATAAAATAGAAGTTATACTTTTCGTGCTAGTATAAGCATTTTACAGGGATTGGAGGGGGAGGTATGTCGTTTCTTCTAATAAAGGGTGAAATGTTTCACTGCAGAGATTGTGGTTCATCATATACTATAGAATTTGAGGGTGGAGCGAAAGAAACTCAGATTGGAGATGAAAATGTATTTAGGCAAATTAACTTAAATGAGAAGTTTATGCCGCCAACATATGACTGTAAAAACCAAGGATATTATTTTCATGAGTTTATTTTGTGTGAAGATTGTTTAAAAAACAGTTTAGACAATCAAACAATAATCTATAAGGTTAATGACTATCCGCCATTTGAAAACTTATTTTATTTGAATAATAAATTTTCCGAGCTTATTAAGGACATTGCTCAAGAGAATATTGATGGTTTCATTTCTAAGATCGATTTGAATTTTTGTCAACAGTTGCATCCTGAAGCTTATAAGGAAACTATTGGACAAAAGTTATTCAAGTTAACTTCTCATAAAAACGAGCTTACTAAAAATTATATAAAAAAGGCTAAACTCCAAATTGGTATATCATTTGAAGATTACATTAAATCATCAGAAAACTATTTGGAAGTTGTAAAAGAATACAGCTATCTGGTTTCCCCATATGAACAAGAAAGTAAAAATTTACTTAATAACAGTGTTAAGAAGTACTATCGGGAAATAGATCTAAGCCAAACAGTTAACCTTAATCCGTATATTTGCTATGAATCAACTGTTAGGAAAAGGGTAGTGCCATTAATTAAATTTTCTGTATTTGATGGTGCATACAATATTCCTACAGCAAAACTAAAAGATATTCTTTCAAAGAGTGTGGAGCAGAGACTTATATTGACTGGTACTCCTGCATTTGGGGCTATGTTTGATGAGGTATATAAAAAGGTTGTGACATTAGGTATTAAATAAACTACTTGTAAAAAAGAGTAAAGTTTTATTGAAAATGTGTTTCGGATTTTTTATACATTTAAAAGTATTAAAACCTAAGTGTGATGTATGGTAAATTTATGTATTTTTATGTAAAATTATTTTATAAAAGTTTTAGCGACAAAAGTAGGAGGATGTATCTATGATAAGTAATTATAAACAGAGAAAAGATAAAGTCTTAAAGATATACGAAGATTACATAAAGCTAAAAAGCGAAATAGGTGACAATAATAAAATCGAAAGCATGGCTAGAATGGCATCAAATATTAAAGAAGACAAATTTGTTCTAATGGTTGTAGGAGAAGCGAAAAGTGGAAAGTCCACTTTTATTAATGCTTTCTTGGGTAAAGAGATTTTGCCTATGGATGTTAAACAATGTACCAGTGCTATTATTGAGCTATCATTTAGTAGCGATTTTGAATTAAAAGCAGAATATGCTAATGGAGAAAAGCGTTTCATTCGTAAAGAGAGTGAAATTGTAAAGTTTTTAAAAGAACATGCTGCTATTAATGATAAGTTCAGAGAAATTCCTGTTACAACCATTAACAATGAATTATTGATAAAATCAAAAGGTGATGTTAAGGAATATGATATTAAAAATTTGATTTTAGGTGTTAAGAATGATAATACTTACAACCTTGAAGCATCAAAATATGAGCAATTGATTAGAGAGTACATTAATACGGAAAAGAACAATTGGGGGAAAATAGTTACAAAAATAAAGATAGGCTATCCTTTCTCAGAGGAAATGAAGGGTATAACGATAATTGATAGCCCAGGTGTAAATGCACTTGGGAAAGTTGGAGACATTACAGAAAAATATATTGAAAATGCAAATGCAATCATTTTTATTAAATCCCTCAACGGACAAGCATTAGAATCGGCGTCATTTAAAAGCTTCTTTAACAGCAAGTGTGTTGACAAGCATAAGGAAACTTTGTTTTTAATACTAACAGGCTCTGCAAATCAAACAAAGGAAGAGGAATATAACTTACGCAAACAAGCGGTTGAAATGTATAGAAATATATCGGAAGAGAAAATAGTGTGTGTTGATAGTAAATTGCAATTATATTATAACAGATGTAAAGAGAGAACAGCAGAAGAAATTGATGCTTATTTTAAAGAGCAAAGGGATAAACTTGAATCGTTTGCACCAGCTGCGGAATGTTGGCTCTGGACAAAAGAAAAAAATAAATTTGAGGAAGAAATTAAAGAAAAATCTAATTTTTTAAAAATAAACGATATCCTAGAACGATTTGCAAGAAAGGCTCAGTATTTAGCCTTAATAGAATTATTGAGTCTGATAACAAAAGGATATGTTACCATGCGTGAAAACTTGAAGGAAAAAATATCCTTAAATAAAATAAGCCTTGAAGACCCTAATAAACTAACGTTGGAACTTAATAAAAAAATTGAAGAAATTTCTACTTTACAAAATAAAATTAATGTTGGTATTGAGAACGTAATAAAAAAATACACTGACCATGAAGGGGGGGTAATAAAGAAAGAAGCTGAACGGGTCATAAATAATTTTAAAAACGAATTAGCGAATTTAAATCATGATATTGATGAACTTGAAAAAGTATCGTTCCATCGTATAAATGACTTTGAGAGATTTAGAGATGATTTGGGTGAAAAGTTAGTAAAAGAATGCGACCAAGAATTACTTAAATTAACTCAAAATACAAGTATTCCATCTCCTTTATTTGAACCCTCACTTTCAAAAGAAGATTTTGAAAATATTAAAAAAGATACTGAAAGTGAAGCGAAAAAAAATGAAAGCTACACTACCGGATGGGGATGCTTTAGGGAAAGTAAAACAAGGTCAGTTTATTCACGTGAAAAGCATTTTCATATAATTAAAGATAGTATAGTGAGAAGAATTGAAGAGATTAAAAGTAAGTCCATTGGTAGTTTGCAGGACTATACTATAGAAGTTACAAAGATTTATAAAGCAGAGCTTAATGCTAATGCAAATAAAAAGCAAGACGAATATTCTGAATTATTAAAAAGAAAGGCAACAGCTGAACAACTTTTAATGGAGATTAAAAAGAGTGAAGAAAGTTTAAAGAATGTGCAATGTTTTCTTAAGGAAGCAGAGGAAATGAAAGGTGGAATAGAGTATGCAATCGGCTAACTTAAAATCATTAGAAAATGCAATTAATGAATTGTTTGTTAAAATAGATAAACGTATTGATGAAATATGCTCCCTTCCGGGTAATAATTGTGACAAGGCCGAATCTATTTGTGACTATGTAACTAATACATTAGCCGCTGAAAGTAAGTCGCTTTTATCTACATTATATTCAAAGATGTCGGATGCTACATTATCAGAACCTTTATTCTCTGATGTTTCAAATGCAAACAAATTCTATTCGTTAGATTTGAGAAGTCTCATATATGAAAAATATATTTTTTCTGTTGAAGACAAGATCGATTACAAATTAGCTAACGAAAGACTGATAGCTTTATCTAGTGCAACAGGAACGATTGCGTTGGGAGCAGTTCTTACAACGGCATTATCAAGTCCAATAGTAATACCAATTGCTATTGTTGTAGCCGGAGCATTATATTTTCTTATGACAGATACAATAAAAAAGCAAAATAAAGAGGCTTTTTCAAAATCTGTTAGAGCTTATGTTGACTCACTTAAAGAACAATTCATTATTTGGCTTGAAAATATTGAAAAATATTACAATGAAAAAGTAGAAGAACTCAAAAAGACTTTATAGCTGGGGTGTTAATATGTATGAAGAAAAAAGAGAATTAGTTCCTTTAGGCTTGCCGGATGAGCTAAGAGCGCAATTTGATAATGATACTAATGTAATTTGCGATAGCACAGAAAGACTGCTAAAGGAGATTTTTCCGTATTATCTTGCAGATAATACATTTGACGATGATAAGATAGAAATCGATTCAAATGACATAGTGAAAGCTATGAATTTTTTTAAGATTGCCGATTGTACAATAGAAGATGTAGATGATGTATTTTTGTATCTGAATGAAAAAATACAGAAATTTTTATCCGCTGCATATTCGGTTGGGACAATTGTTTGTTATGGAATAGTAGGCCAAAATGGTAATACGAGTATCGTTCTAGGTGTAGACCCTGTGAGTGCTGACAATAAAAATGCCGAAACAATAAAAAGTGTTACTCAAGGATTATTACCTGGGATTACTTTAAAAGATTTTAAATGTGATTCAAAAGTATCTGATAATATGCAATATGGTTTAATCGGAGGTGTGCCAACAGTCAAAATTAAAGATGATGTTCAGAGGTTTGATTTTGCGCCAATTGTTAGAAGCTTGAACGGGCAGAATTTCACACTGCTGGTAATGGCAAGACCTCTTAGCGCGGCTAATGTACAGGACAAAATAGGACAGTTATTACATATTAAAGACCAATGTGCGGCCATCAGTAAAAGGAATGTATCCATGCAGCGAAGCACCTCCCAAAACACCCAGGAGTCCTGGGCAAATACGGATGGAAGCAGCGAGGGTTCCAGTTGGGGCGGCAGTGTCAATGCTGCGCCAATTGGTATGGGAATTGGGGCAATTATTGGGAGCATTGTCGCTCCGGGTATTGGGACTGCAGCTGGCGCAGCCATTGGCGGTGCAATAGGAGGAGGGTTCTCTGTCAATAATGGAAAAAACAGCTCTATAAACCACTCTGAATCTTATACAAAATCAATTTCAGAGGCCATAACCCAAGGAGGGACGATGTCCCTAGATATACAGAACGGTTTTGCTATGGAGTTGATCAAGTATGCAGAGAATGCAATAGAGCGGTTAAAAATAGGCCAGAACACAGGAATGTGGCAGGCAGCCATAAGCTATTCCGCAGATTCTGAAGTCGCCATAAATCTGCTTCAGGGGTGTCTGTATAGCGAGGTTGCAAGACCAAACCCCGAACTGCTGCCTCCTAGAGCATTTAAAGCTGCAGCCAAAGCCCTGCCCTTTAGCAAATCAGAAAAGAATAACCAATTATTGATTATTCCTAAGAATTTTTTTACAAAGAATGCCTGTGACAGTTCTGTGTGCAGTGTTATAAATACACAGGAATTAAGTCTGCTGTGTTCATTACCGGATAAAAACGTGCCCGGTTTTGAAATAAAAACAGGAAAGTTCTATCCAATGACACAAGGGACATCATATTCACCGGACCAGCCAGAAGGCTCTGTCGATCTGGGACATGTTTGTGACTGTGAACGAGAACTTGAAAACGTTGAATTCAAGCTTACTGATTCAGACCTCAATAAACATGTTTTCGTCTGTGGTATTACCGGAAGCGGCAAAACCAATACTGTCAAGCATATATTATCAAAGGTTGACAAGCCATTCCTGGTCATTGAATGTGCTAAAAAAGAATACCGCAATATGGTTTACGGGAAAAATGAGGGTGACGAGAAGGTAACAGTTTATACACTGGGCAGGCCTGAGATTAACTGCATATCAATAAATCCCTTTTACATATTGCCGGGAACAAGCCCGCAGACCCATATTGATTACCTAAAGGATTTGTTCAATGCATCGTTTTCAATGTACGGTCCGATGCCGTATATTATTGAAAAATGCCTACACAACATATACTTGAAGCGTGGATGGGACTTGACACTGGGATATCATCCTTATCTGGTAAATACAAAAAACAGTATGGATTTTTTTGATGAGATTTACATAAGGCAACAATATAATAAGCCTGAACATAAATTTATTTTTCCAACCATGACGGATTTGAAAAATGAAATAGAATCCTACATAAAAAAGCACATGGACTATAAGGGTGAGGTTTCTGATAATATAAGGACTGCAATCATAACTCGCCTTGAAAGTCTGTGCGTTGGAGCAAAAGGATATATGTTTGATACTTATGAGATGGCTGATTTTGATGCCCTGCTGAGTAGAAACTGTGTCTTTGAACTTGAAGGGCTTGCGGATGATTCCGACAAGGCGTTTACAGTCGGGCTTCTTGTCATATATATAAACGAATACCGACAGTTATATAAAGAAACCCAAATTGAGAACACCAACAAACTCCAGCATTTACTGGTAATAGAGGAAGCCCACCGCTTATTGAAAAACGTGGCGACAGAGCGGACAAGCGAGAACATGGGCAATCCAAAAGGTAAGGCGGTTGAGCATTTTACGAATATGATTGCAGAAATGCGTTCTTACGGGCAGGGTGTCATAATTGCAGAACAGATACCGAGCAAAATTACTCCGGATGTGATTAAGAATACATCCAATAAGATAATTCATAGAATCGTATCATCTGACGATCAAGAGTTTATTGCAAACATGATCGGTGTAGACAAAAAGGACTCGATATTTTTAGGAAATCAGAAAACAGGATATGCCCTCTGCCACAAGGAAGGTATGCGTTTGCCAGTTTCTGTCAAGATTCCGCAGCAGAAAAACAGCATTGTAAAAGACGATGACCTGCGGCAGAAGAATCTGAAGAACCAGAGTTTTTTAATCACAAAGAGCATCATCAGGACTCATCTGGTAGATAGTATTGATCAGTATGTTGTTAGGCTTTTGAATACAATGCTGACCTATGATGTGGAGCAGACCATGCAAGGTATCAAAATTACCTTCGAAACAGCAGTCAAAATAATGCGGCGCCATGCATCACCCATACCTTGGAGGGATGAACTGAATAATGGGATTGCTGAATTGCTATCGGAGAACATAGTGAAGCTGATGCTGATTGGAGTCTACAGCAGCGGGGTCAGCCTGCCGGATGTGCTGGGAAATGAAATAACGGAGGCTCTTAAAAATCCGTACAAGGAACCGATCAGGAAATTAATCGGGACACTTAGAACGATTTATCAGGATGTTGATATGTCCAAAAATGCAGTAACTGAGCTTGCAGCTAACTATATTCTGGAAAATCCAAACCTTGAAGTCAATTACCCCCAGTTGGTAAAATCCTATTTTGCAGCAGTGAACCCATCAGTAATAAATGATATAGTCAGTATCTTAAGAAAAAGGAATGATAGAGATGATTGAAGCATTATTATCAGGGATAAAATCAATAGAGTATCCAGGTGAAGAAAAAATAAAAGCAAAAGACTTTGAAAATACATCTATTGAAATAGACGGACAGGAAATAAATAAGAGGGCATTATTTGATTACAGTGGTGTGTTGAATGAACAGGTGGATAAAATCAAATCATTACCCCTAGAGACTTTGAGGGCAATAAATGAACAGATGGATGGCTTTAAGGGGAATGAGGTTACTGAGAAAAATGATGCTGGTGCTGAAAGCAGTGAGGTCAGTATATCGGAACTAGTAGATGAATACCTCAAGCAGTTAAAGGAGCTGTCGCCTTGTCCCGAAACGATAGACGATGCAGTAGACATGACAAATCTGGAAAAGCTTCCGCCTGAAGAAGTTGCAAAGAGAAGGTCGGAGTTTAACAGCAACAGGGAAAAATTAATCAGGGAATGGGAAGAAAAGAACGGAAGAGAATGGCCTACCTACAAGGAGGATATTTATGACAAGAACGGCAACATTGTAAGAAAAGCAGGGGATAAAATGGAGGCTCATCATATCAAGCCGCTTTCTCTGGGCGGTGAAAATACAGCCGAAAATATTACACCAATGGATTACAGGGACCACAATGACCATAAGGGTATCCATGCAAGTGATAGTCCATATAGCAGAATTATTTCAACTGTAAAGGAGAATCAATGATGTGTAAAATAACAAAGGATCTAATCATACAAGTGGAAATCGATGACGGATTCATCAATGAGTGCAACTCAGTATACAATACGAGGATCGACTACATAGCTAAAGAGCTATCATTAAAACCTGATTTCTATGAAACCAGTAAAAAACGTAAAATTAGGAAATTATGCAACAATGAAATACTTGACTCTAAGGATGTTCTTGATTTTGATTTTGCATCCCAAAGCCTCGTCCCACTCTTTGATGTCATGGACAATAATTACCTGTGTTTTGATTATGCAAAAAAACAGTTCTGCTTTTTTAATACCATCGATGAGATTTCATCGGATTATAAGGAAAGTATTATGGATTTGATTGATTTCTTAGGATGAAAACACCTGCAAATAAGAGACTGCAAGAAAATTGTCCGCAGATGGTTAATTGTATGGGAAAACACGTTTTTGTATCAAGTATCAAAGAATTGAATGAGTATTATTGTTAAAGCTTTCCTGAACGATGATATTTAAAGACATTTCCTGAAAATATATTTTAGTCGGAGGTATTATATTATGTTGATGAAAAAAATTGAGAATTTGGAGACAAAAGTTTTGGCAAATAACTTTAAAGTGAGTAATAATGTAGATTTGTGGGGTGGAGCGGATATTGTCATAACTGATGCTATAACAAAAGACCTTGAATTATGGCAAGGAAACCCGCCTATTGTTGTGGGGGCTGGAAAGATTGGGTTCGCAGGAAGACAGGTGGTTTGTACAAAACTTGCAAGAGAATTAAGCTATGTTTTTTATGAGCTTAAAGATATTTTCCAAGAGTACATTGATTACAGTAATAAATATGAATTCTATGGCAGGCTTGCTTCTGCAGCTCGTATGGCAGATTGCAACAAAGATGAAAGAAATGTACTGATAGAAACAATCAATGAAGCTAAAAGAATAGCGGAGGAGATTATAAATATCGCATAGTATAGCAATCAACTTTAAAATATCATTACTCCATTTTAATAGAAGTTACGAATTCGTGTATAGTAATAGATATTAAAAAGCGAGAGAAGGGACTATAATTTATGTTTGTTTGTGTTTTTATTGATTGGGAAAATATTGAAAAGACTGCCAAACAAGAATTTGGTTCTGTGCTTAATTTTGAAGAATTTGTTCAAGTAATCCGTGATGTTGCCACTTCAAACGGGTCACGTTTAGTTGGAATACAGGCTTATGGAGATTTTGACAAGGGTACGGCTGGACTAATGAGTAAACTAATCAATTTGGGAATTGATCCCCGGCATGTGGTTACAAAGACTGCACAGGAATATTTAAAAGGTTCAACAGATATAGAACTGTCGTTAGACATACTAGAAACTATGTATAACTATCCGCATATAACTGATTTCTTATTTGTTTCCGGTGATAGTGATTTAAGACATGTTATTAAAAGGTTGCAAAAGCAGGGAAAGAATTTAAGATTATTAGGATTTGAAAATCATACTAGCCAGTTTATTATTGATATGGTGAATGAATTTATCCCGTTGGATAATTACTCAAATATCATGAGGAAAGTAACACAGACTGAAAAAGAGCAGATGGCTCTGTCGCTGCTTTCCAATGAGTATGCCCGTATCATTATTGAACATGTTGACCGGCTTGAAAAAATGAATGATAAGGATTTTATAGGACTAAATTATTTGCGGAAAAGATTAATTGATTATTATAAAGATTCTGTAACCCAAGTCAGTGATGCTTTAACACATTGTATTGATTACGAAATATTAAAGATATACCAAGTCCCAAACCCGAATGATCCAAAATATCCAACCCGTGCTTTGAAATTGAACAGAGAAAATCAGGCAGTGCAATATGTATTAAATAAAGATTAAAAGACTGGTTTGTTTACCGGATTAGATGTAAACGTAAGAAAATTCCAACTATATATGTTGAAAATATTTTTATAGTTACTTCTTAATCTAAATAAGTATCTATATTCTATATTCTTACATAAGGGAGGCAGATTATGTCCATATTTAACATTTTCAAACGGCAGAGACCGGCTGATAGCAATTCATCCGTACAGTCTAACCCGGCTGTGCCCTCTAAACATGCCAAGAAAAATCCTACAACACCTGTTGTAACCATATCGACTGAGATAATTTCATCGCAAGCGGATGACGTCATTCCGGCAACTGAAAGGGTAAAATCGGCAATCCCGAGTAAACATGGACTATATCCACACGAAATACTGATGCTTGACTATGCCGATTCGTACTACACAGTAGAAAACTCATTTCAAGGCTTTTGGTGGTACAGATACGGTGTGAGAAACGTATCAGACGGTCTTCGCTCCTTGGTTGAGAGGGGATTTCTTCAGATTGGGGATTTGCAGAGTGCCATTGAGAAAGAGAATGCCACAGCTTTAAAGGAAGAATTGAAAAAGCGTGGGCTAAAAACAAGTGGTAAAAAGGCCGATTTGGTGAAACGTCTGTTGGAGGAAGCTCCGCACGAAGAACTTAACATTCGATTTTCAAAGAGAACCTACCAGTTAACTGACCCAGGAAAACAAGCCCTCGCCGAGGAAAGCTATGTCTCGTACATCCATCGCCATCAGCTTGAGGATTTGGATATATGGTCGCTTAACAAGATTGTATATACACCCCCATATATGCCGTACCGTGATAAGATTTGGGGATATCTAAATAACCACAGCATGAAGCACGCAGCAGCTAGGGATTTTGGTCTATACAGAAACTGCCGCTATCATATGCATTTGTTCTTGATGGAGGAAAAGCGCATAAAGGATGCTCTTGGTATGCTGGCGGAAGTTGTATTTTATGATTTGAGCGGCCTTGGAAACGGTTATAACCCACAATTTTTCTACATTTGCGCGGAGTATTTCTTCCCATACAAGGAATCAAACGCAACGACAGCACCAGGTATAATCAGTGCTATTATGAATTGCCAAAAGGAACTTGGCTTAACTGACGAAGAACTGAGGGCGGTACTGCTCGACCGAATGAGTAAGTTAAGTGCGCCATTTCACCTTTTCACCCCTGAAGAATGTGTTGATATTGTGTTTATGGAAAACCGCCAGGATGAAGAGGCTTTAACCAAGATTTACGCAAAGGCTAAACGACGGTTCAAACAAAAATACCCGAATATCAAATGTTGAAATCGCCGTTGTGTACGGTGGTTTATAACCGAAAATTGAATATTTAACGGCTCTCAATCTTTTAACGGTTTGCAAAGGTAAGGGTATGTTTATCATTTTATAGTAGATTAGCCAAATTAACTACCATCTATTACTCAAAGGAATTTAAACGGCAGATGGTTTTTATTTGCTCAAAACTGTCGACATTTAATTGAAGTTGCCAGTTTTTGTTATTTACTTTTTTTAATATTCCTTTTTCCATAAGATAAGTAATACATACTGCGACCTCGTCGCTCTTGTCGTTATTGGTGTCAAATAGAAAACAGAGCTTTTCAATGAAGAAAATGCTCTGTTTATTTTTTTAGAAAATCAGATTTTGGGTCATAAACAGTTCTAAATTGGTATCCTCTTGAATTCATAGAAGCCATTTTTAGGGCGATTAAATTTATGTCGGTATAAAGTATCCGTGCGATTTGTTCAATATCGTAACCTTCATGTGCATAAGAAAAAATAGCATCATCCGGTAGAAGAATCTCAGATGCGAATAGATTAGCTTCATATTCAGGACGGCTTTTCATATCATACAGCATGAATTCCTGCAAGCACACCCTCCTGGCCAAATCCCTATGTAATAAGTCGTGCCCTAATTCATGAGCACAGACCAACTTTTTTATGTAGTCATCAAGTTTTTCATTGATGACTGCAAAACGGTTCCGTTTAAGGTATTTGTACATTCCTTTGAGATGACCTAAATCAGCAAAAAAAACTTCAACTCCAATAGCTTTACATAGTTCAAAAGGATCTCTCGTATCATACCGCTTGATTAACCCGGAAGCAACCGATTGAATATAGTCTTTGTTCGGCATACGTGATTCACCCCCTTAGTATCCCCATTATACCAAATAATGTGTACTATAAAACGGACAGCAACCTATTCGTCAGACTCTTTTCGGTACTTCTTAGGGGTATATTTCTTATTATTGTCCTTAGCCTTCCAGTACATCTCAGTGATAGCTCTAAAAACTTTGTCTTTATCAGCTTCATTCAATTCCCCACCAGCGAAAAGGCCGCCTAACTCATCAACTAATTTTTGAGCATCATTTTTGCCACGAGTGCCATATTTTTCAGATGCTTCTTGGATGAAATTATCTTCTTCTTTCATCAGTTGTTCTATCGAAGTATTTAATGCCTTGCAGAGCTTATTCAAAATCGCAACATCTTTGGGGTATCTTTGGTTGCTCTCATAATTTTGAATAGATCGTAAGGAAAGCCCTGCTTTATTCGCTAATTCTTGTTGGCTCATACCTGCCAAACTTCTCAGTTCCTTAATTCGATCACCAAATAACATGATATTGGCTCCTTCCTAATTAAAGCATTTTTATATGCTTGACATGCAACATCGTACATAATAATTTTATTGACAAGCGAAAGTATGTTCGTGTATAATTTGAATATACGATATGCAACTTCGTTCGTAATATATATTACACTTGATTGAAACAAATGTCAATATGAAGATTCAGAAAGGAAAGATGTCATGCGCAAAGAGAGCAAAGTTATGAAACACTGTACCTTTATGTATAAGGGATTAAACATAGACCGCACAGCGGTTCTGCACAAAACAAAACTACTTCTTAAAATATATCGTCCGGTCGTATGGTCAACATCAAATAGAGCCTATCAAATATGTGAAAGTGCCGAATGTTATTGTGGTAAAAATTTAGAGAGTGCATTAGAGTACCTGGCTAATTTTGCGCCTGAAACTGAACAAGATAGGTTTTCAGAAGATGTAAAATCCTTATTTGAAACACAATGGCTCATTTCATTGATTGATTCTACAATGAATAAAATTTATGAATATCCAGATAATGGGATGATGTATCATGAAATATTAAGTAAGCAATATTTGACGGTTTCCAAATACTCAGAGCAGGAAATGCTTGAATTATTAAATATGGAGCGTAGTACATATTACGATAAAAAACGGGAAGCAATTGATTTATTTGCTATTTGTCTTTGGGGCTATACTATTCCATCAATGAGGGGAATTTTTGCTGCAATCGAAGGAGGAAGTGAGATACCGAGCTTTTTTCGATGTTTGGACAACCCCGACTTAATCCCGACCAACTCCCGACAAAGTCCCGATTAAATCCCTACTGCTTTCCGACTTCCAACATGTTACACTGTTTATGCTGGTGAGTTATGGCATGAATTATATCGAAATAGAAGTATACAGCCTCAATATCCAATTGGATTTTGGGGCTTTTTTTATACCCTTTTTCATCAGTAAATATGGCGGCGATTGAGGCCGGAGGTGATTAAGTTCATTTCCGGTCTTTTTTCATGCCCGGAAACAGGAGAAGGTTGTATGCAAATGTGGGGAACTTACAGGTCTCGTTTTCATATTAAGCATGAACATTCCTTAAAACAAAACGACGTGTTTTTAGACGTTTTTGTATTAAAGGCATACTTCAGGAATTTTGGAGGTGCCTTTATGAAGACCTACATCTGTAACAAAAGGCGTTGGGAAACTTATATCGCCCGTTATCCATGACTTTCAAATTTCGCTTGAACATTCATCAAAACGAAATTTGGAGGTTAAGAAAATGGATAAGAAAAAGAAGTTTTTTATACGCATTGATAATCACGTAGAGCAGGTAACAGAAGAAGTCTACAGAGAGTATTTCAAAATGCTCCGAAGAGAGCGCTATTTAGAAGAACGGGATTTGGCACATGGCAGGTTCTTGTATTCACAGCTTGATAATGTCTATGAGGATGTTCTGGGAGAAGAAATGCTCGTTGATAGCTTTACAGAGGATCTTTGCGATTCTATTGTTACCAAAATCATGATTGAGAAATTAAAGATGTGTTTATCCCTTTTGTCTGATGATGAACTGAATTTAATCATCCAGTTATTTTATGAAGAAAAAAGTCAGCGCCAGTTATCTGAAGAAAGTGGCATACCAGTGATGACCATAAGTGACCGAAAGAACAGAATCCTAAAGAAACTAAAAAAATATATGGAAAATAAAAAATAATTCCGTACACCCCCCTTACTTTTCCGGCTTAGAAGTGAGGGGGTAATTTTTTTACTCTCCTTATGCTCCTTGAAAACTGAACATACGGTATATCAGGAAAACCACCTTTGCGCCAGAAATGGCAAGCAACGAAAGCGGAGCGCCATGACCACTTGATGCGAGCGAATATCTCCGGCTTGAAATAGCCAGTGGAATGGCTAATTGCGATGACCAGCAAAGGGATTAATAATGATACTTCTGCCTTGAACGCCTCACCGCATTGGGCAGCCCGCAATGAATGACGGGATAACGCTCATTTGGTTTGAGAACTTATAGCCATGTCAGCTTATATGATGTTTTCCAAAGACAACCTGATATATCCCCTCAGTTGTATCAGGGGCGTTGAGAACAAATATGATACACACCAATTCTACTGTTCAAACGAATTGCTTGACAGCAGAAACTATGCGGTGGCCTGTACGAAAGCTGATTATTCAAAATCGCTCTAAAATTAGTACAGGCCACCGTATCATTGTGCTGTCAAGTATCCCACATATACGAAGGAGAGGAAAATTATGTTTGAGATAAAAACGACAGACGAATCGATAATGCAACAATATCTCAAAAAGCATGGAAACAGAAACGAATTTCGTTATCTTTTTACATTTGATAAAAACTACATTTTCATGGTGAAAGAAAATAGAAGCATAAATACCTACTATGTAATTTGCTTGATGAGAAATTGTATGATCGCTATTGCTAAAAGCAAGCTAGTTTATTCTGATGATATAAAAAAGAAGCTAATAGAGAAGTTTATTGCTACACCTGATTATCAAGCCACACTTCCTGAAAACCCAAATACCATGATTGAATTTATTTTCATAAAACTGATGGCAGAAAGCGGGTTTACAATCAGGGGAAATCAAATTGAACTATCTAAAATGATGTATGAAGGAATTAAGCAGAACCACATTGCTATTTGCGAAGCAGAGGTTGGAACGGGAAAAACCTATGCTTACATAGTTGCTTGTGTTGTTTATGCTCTTTATGAAAGACAAAAGCGTATCAAATCAGGTACACTTACATATTTGGACAATGAATACTGCTCTGTTCCTTGTGTCATATCAACATCCAGTATTGATTTACAAAATGCCATTGTCCGTAGTTATGTCCCAAGATTATCTGATATATTACTGAAGAATAAAGTGATTGATCGTCCTTTAAATGCAGTTTTAAGAAAGGGGAAAGAACATTACTTTTGTCAGATGCGATACGACCGGTTAACGAGTTATTTAAAGAGTAGTCAAAAAGCTGTGGACAGAGAACTGCTTTATAAATTGTCCGCATTTAAGATACCGGATTACGGAATTGATTTAGATGAATATAAAGGCTTGAAGAACCATATAGTTCAAAAAATCAATGTGCCCAAAGCCTGTGAGATTTCATGTCCCTACTATAAGGAATGCCAATATATCAAGTATATGGATTATGCAAGATCATCAATTCATGACTTTCAGGTATGCAACCATAATTATTACTTGGCAGATACAATGAAACGTTCCAAAGGGAAGCATACTCTTATTCCGGAACACTCTGTAGAAATTATTGATGAGGCACATAAATTGCCGGATGCGGCTATGCAAATATTTGGGAAAAAATTTTCAAGTGAAGACATAACAGTCATGATTAATGTACTGAAAAGTAATCTGAAAGGTAATAAGGCATATTTACAGATAGCAAAGATGAAGTTGGACAGTTTATCTGTTCTGAGGACGAGATTTTTTAAGAGCCTAGTTTCAAAAATTAACCTGGATGCTGTAGATGATGAAACATCACAAATTGGTATATTCATAGGGCACTTTGAAAAAATGCTACTCCTAGACATGTTTAAACTCATTGAAAATCTTAAGGAATACTGTGCAGTGGATATTTCGAAGAGCAGGTCATTGGAGATTATGTTTTCAGAATCAGTAGAACAGGTTAAAACCTTTTACCAGACTGATAATATCATTTATTGGCTCGAAAACCCTATGAGCGAAGAATTGGTTTCTGTCTGCTGTATTCCAACAGATTTAGAGAATCAATTGCACAAATTGTTATGGAAAAATGGAATCCCAAAGGTTTTGACTTCCGGAACATTATCAGATGATAGAGGCTTTACCTACTTCAAAAGCAATGCGGGAATAGATATGGTCAATAAAAATTGTATCAGTGAGATGAGCTGTCGTTCTCCATTTGACTATAAAAATAATGCATTACTTTATGTCAGTGAAAACGTACCATTTCCTGATAAACAAAGCAACGAGTATATTGAGGCTTTAGCGGATGAAATTATTAGGATTGTGGATGCAGCCTACGGGCATACAGTTATTTTGTTTACTTCCTACTCTTTACTATCAAGAGTATATGAATTGGCGAGACACAGAATCAGATATCCGATCCTAAAAATGGATAAAAGTGAGAAGAACATCGTAGAAGCTTTTAAAAACAGCGGAAACGGTGTTCTTTTTGCTACAGGTTCATTTTGGGAAGGTGTTGATTGTCCCGGAGATATTTTGTCTTCACTTATAATCGTCAATTTGCCATTCCCAACACCTACACCGATCTTGGAACATAGGAAGAAACAGTATACACAGCTGAAAGAGTTTATTGAATTTATTATTTTTCCTGAAATGCTCATTAAGTTGAAGCAAGGCATGGGGCGATTGATTCGATGCGAAACTGATACAGGACTTATCGCCATTTTAGATTTCAGGATCAGTAAAAAAGGGAAGTACCGCAAGAGAGTGCTTGATGCCCTTACAGACTATAGGGTGGCAGATTCTCTTGATGAGGTAAAAGCATTTTTTCGTAGAGTCAAGAGAAAAGAATATTTTTATCAAGATTAAGTGAGCGGTTATGAGAATAGCTGCTCACTTTTTTGAAAGGAGCGGTTTCATGAACACAGCCATGACCATAGCGGACATGAAAAATATAGACATACGTACAGTTAATCCATCCACCTTAGTAGATATTAAAACAGTTAAAGTCAATACAGATTTACCGGTGGAAGAACGAAAGAAAGATTTTATCAAACAAGTGAAAAATCCCTACTGCTTCAGATGTGGCAAGATTGTGGTTAAGATGAGTTTCGCTGATACAACAGCTACATTGGAAGACAGGTTAGAGAATTACTTTAGAAGCTTATAGAACAGTAGAAAGCAAAACTTTACAAATTGGCGCTTCGGAAATCTGGACGCGCAGTTAATTTTATGCTAAGCTTTTGTTGGACTATAATCAGTGAAGCCTAATGTGTTTAAAGTTTTGCTAATACTTTAAACAAACAGGAGGCTTTACTCATGGAATTTTTAAAAGATAACAAAACCTATAATGCTGCCATTTATGTAAGACTTTCAAGAGATGATGGAGATAAAGAAGAAAGTGACAGCATTTCAAACCAAAAGGAACTTATTCGTGAATATTTAAGATCAAAGTCAGATATCCAAATTGCATCTGTGCATGTAGATGATGGATATAGTGGCGTTGACTTTAATCGCCCCGCCTTTTTAGAAATGATGGAAGAGATTAAGGCAGGGAAAATAAACTGTGTTGTCGTAAAAGACCTTTCACGTTTTGGCAGAAACTATATTGAGTCAGGGAAATATATTCAAAAGATATTTCCTTTTCTTGGTGTGCGTTTCATTGCGATCAATGATAATTATGATAGTGCGGAAGGTTCAAATATTACCGACAATATCATGATTCCATTTAAAAATCTAATTAACGACTCATATTGTAGAGATTCCTCAATTAAAATAAGGAGCCAACTTGAAATCAAACGAAAGAAGGGTGATTTCATTGGCTCTTTTGCTGCTTATGGCTATAAGAAAGCTGAGAATGATAAGAATAAGCTGGAAATAGATGAATATGCAGCTCAAGTTGTCCGTGATATCTTCAAGTGGAAACTTGAAGGGATGAGCCAGCAGGGGATAGCCAACCGATTAAATGAAATGGGCATTTTGTCTCCAATGGAATACAAACGCTCATTGGGAGAAAGGTATAAAACGACCTTTAAAGTAAAGCAGCAGGCTCTCTGGTCCGCCGTTGCAGTCAGACGCATCTTAATAAATGAATTGTATATCGGTGTATTGGAGCAGGGCAAAAGAACCACTCCAAATTATAAAATAAAAACGAGAGTTGAACGTCCTAAAGAAGAGTGGGTGCGAGTGGAAAATGCACATGAGCCAATAATATCAAAAGAGCTGTTTACCACAATAAATGGTTTATTGCTTCATGATACTCGAATTGCCCCTACTGAGGAAACTGTATATCTTTTTTCAGGCATTATTGCCTGTGGAGATTGTAAAGAAAACATGATTCGCAAGACGGTTCCCTCTAATGGGAAAAAATATTATTACTATACTTGCTCAACCAATCGAAATGATAAAAACAGTTGTACCACCCATAACATCAGTGAAAAGATATTTGAAGAAGCTGTTCTGGCGGCTTTAAATGTCCATATACGAAGTATTCTTGATATTGAACGTATTCTTACTTATATCGATACATTGCCTTACAAGCAAGAAGAAATTTTGAAATTAGATGCGCAAATTGTCAGGGCACAAGAGGAAATAGAAAAAATTCAAAAGTATAAGTTGACATCATACGAACACTTTGTAGATAAAGTAATCACCAAAGAAGAATATCGAAACCATGTCAGCAGATATAATGCTAAAATTCAGAAGGCAGAAAGGCTTATATTAAAGCGAAAACAAGAGATTGAAAATATTATAAGCAATAAGACGCCAACTAACTTATGGATTGAACATTTTAAGCAATACCAAAACATTGAGCAGCTTACCCGAAAAGTAGTTGTGTCATTGGTGGAGAAAATATATGTATATGAGAATGGGAAAATCGATATTCATTTTAAACATCAAGCGGAATACGAAAGTACTATTCGTTTCATAGAAAGTGCCAGTAAATCGGATTTCTTTGATGCGAGTGTTGCGTTTAAGGAGGCGATTTAATCATGGCAAGAAAAAGTAGAAGACAGTCTGTGATCGCCCAAAAAGAAACGGAAACACAAGAGAAGGTGTTTAAAACAGGACTGTACGTTCGCCTTTCTATTGAGGATGTGCGTGACAGAAAAGACAGTGATTCTATTGAAAATCAGGCATATTTATTGAAACAATTCGTTGAGGAAAGACCATTTTTGCAGATTTACTCAATATATACGGACAACGGAGAAAAAGGAACGAATTTTGACCGTCCTGAATTTAACAGACTGATGGACGATGTTAAAGCAGGCAAAGTGAATTGTATTGTAGTAAAAGATCTCTCGCGCTTTGGCAGAGATTATCTTGAAACTGGAAACTATCTTGAAAAGATTTTTCCGTTTCTTGGGGTCCGTTTTATATCTATCAATGATAATTATGACAGCTTTAACCCTGAAAACAGTAATGAAGACTTAATTATTTCTTTGAAAAATCTTTTGAATGATGTTTATACAAAGGATATATCTAAGAAGATCATATCTACCTTCAGAGAAAGACAGTCGAAGGGTGAATTTTTAGGTGCACATGTGCCCTATGGATACAGCAGACCGGGTGATGGCACTTATAAACTTGTAGTTGACGAAGAATCTGCTTCGGTCATCCGACAAATCTACCAGTGGAAAGTAGAAGGGCTTAGTGATACTGTAATAGCTCGTCGTTTAAATGATATGGGAATACCTTCTCCAAGCAAGTACAAGTATTTGAAGGGCGAGTGGAAAAATGCTCGTTATAACAACAATATTTGGCAGCGTCAGACAATTAAAGCTCTTACAGAGAATGAAGTGTATTTAGGACACAAGATATATGGCAAAATTCAGGCATCCCTTTATGAAGGCAAGCGAAAATCAAGAGTGCCAAGGGATGAGTGGACAATTATTGAAAACGACCATGATCCGATTATTGATCAAGAAACTTTTGATATTGTCCATAATAAAAGAATAGAAATATATGAAGAGTTTAGTGCAAGGATTGAACAAAACAAGCACTTAAAAAATAAAGAAAATATTTTTAAAGATATTGCAATTTGCGGAGATTGCAAATGTAAACTTGTTCGCAGGAGAAGGATTAAAAATGATGAGCTTCATTATTATTTTTCATGCACTACTTACGAAACAAATAGTGGCTATAAATGCACGAGAAAGCATATAGTAGAAGCTGATATGATTGAAGCAGTATATGCTGCTATTCGCAATCAAATAGATGTGGTTGCATCGGTGGATGATATTCTGGAAAAAGTAAATTCCGATGCAAGATATCAGAATAGGAAAGACAACTTGGCTAATGAAATCAGAAAGGTTAAAGCACAAATTGAAAGGCTGACTTCCTTGAGAAGTTCTCTTTATGATGATTATATTGAACAACTGCTTACTGAACAGGAGTATCTATATGCAAAAGCAAAGTATGAGAAAGAAGAAGACGCATTAAAAGACAGACTAAATGAACTGCTGTTACAGCAGAAGAAGTATGGTCAGACATATTCCTATGAAAATCGGTGGTTATCTTCTTTTAGAGCATTCCGAGATGAAAAAGAACTAACCAAAGAAATGGTTTCAGCCCTCATAGAAACTGTGGAACTGTATGCCGATAGGAGTATTCAGGTCAATTTCAAGTTTAGAGACGAGTATGAGGAATTACTTAATTATCTTAATACTATAGAAGAAGAGGTGAAGCCTGATGAACAAGAACGTCTCAGTAGCTATGTACATTAGGCTTTCCAATGAGGATACGGACATTTCAAAAAATGATGCAAAAATTGAAAGTAACAGTGTTAGTAATCAGCGTGACTTGTTGATGGATTTTATAAGTCGCCATCCTGATTTAGCAGATTCCAACATCTTGGAGTTTTGCGATGACGGCTACAGCGGTACTAATTTTGAGCGACCGGCAGTACAACAGTTGTTGACCAAAGTAAAGCGGGGAGAAATCAACTGTATAGTGGTAAAAGATTTTTCACGATTTGGCAGAAACTACTTGGAGTTAGGGGATTATCTGGAGCAAGTCTTTCCATTTTTAGGAGTTCGATTTATATCTGTAAATGACGGATATGACAGTGCAAAAGATAATTGTATAACAGCAGGCCTTGATATTGGGTTGAAGAATCTTATCTACGACCTTTACAGTAAAGATCTATCAAAGAAAGTAAAGACAGCTAAAACTGCCAAAATGAAAAAGGGCGAGTATATTGGATCTTTCGCACCATTTGGGTATCTCAAAGCGAAGGATAAGAAAAATTCAATTGTTGTTGATGAGGAAGCTGCAGTTGTTGTTAAGCGAATTTTTCAATTGGCAGCCGAAGGGAACAATACAAGTGCTATCGCTAAAATACTCAATGCAGATGGAGTACCTTCACCTGCAAGGCATTACCAAAAAAATTATAATAACAAAAAGTGGAGAAAAGCCAAAGGTGATTTGGTTTGGCAAACTATGGCCGTCTTAAAAATCCTTAAAGATGAAACCTACACAGGAAAGACAATCAACCATAAGAGGGAAAAGCCTGACGTAAACGGTATGAGTACGGTAGCTGTTCCGAGAGAACAATGGATAGTAGTTCCAGATACGCATGAGGCTATTGTAAGCGAAGAATTGTATTTGGAAGCTCAGAAGGCGATTCGTAAGATATCCAAGCGTAAAGAGTACAAGGTTGATAAAACAAGAGTTCTTTACGGTAAAGTAAAATGCGGTATTTGTAAGAAGAACCTCCAGCGCTCACATACAAAGGTACCTTATTATATTTGCAAGAGCAACTATTTTGATGAAAACAGCCTTTGCTATCATGGAAGAACAGAGGAGCCAATGATTCTGGAAGTGTTATTGGAAGCAATACGGCAACAGGCTCAAATAGCCAATAAAGCGGAAAAGCTTGTACTTAAGGAAAAAGAAAAATCAGAAAGTGAAGTGGCTGATTTATTACAATCCGTAAGAAAAGCTCAGCAATATCTTGAAAGGTTAAATGCTTTGAGAATTGAGGAGTACGAGAAATATTTAGATGAGAAGATCAGCAAAGATGACTATCTCCGGCATAGAGAAAAATACAATCAAGAGATAGAAAAAACAACTTTGAAGATCAGTAAACTGGAAGCTGATTATGAACTTCAAAAATTGAAAAACAAGGAGTCGGAAAACCAATTTGTTGAACACTTTAAATGTAAACATGAAATCAAAGAACTAAGCAGAGATTTAGTGAATGAACTTGTTGACTCAATATACGTGTTCGGTGAAAATCAGATTGAGATTGTTTGGAACTTTGCTGATGATTATGAAAAAATAATGGAGATGTTATAATGTGTATTAAAATGAAGAAAGTATGGATATACAGCAGAATTGCTAATGCTGAAAATTTGGATGATGCTTATTTGACTGGACAAGAAAAAGCATTAAAGGAATTGGCTGAGCAACATTGTTTTAATGTAGTTGGATATTCCCGAGATATTAGCAGTGGGCTGAATCTCAACAGAAAAGGACTCAAGGAAATTGAGAATGCCATATCTGTAAATACGATTGATGCTGTTCTTGTAAAAGATATGAGCAGGATTGGCAGAAATACTTTTGAAGTTCTTTCTCTTTTAAGAGATTGGAAGGAACAAGGTTTTGAATTGCTTACGGCAGGTGAATTATAGAAATATCTATAATTCAAAGCAATAGATGGATGATTCTAAGTAATGTTGAGCCGAGTGGTTTCGTTGAAGAAATCGCTCGGCTCTATTCTTTTATATGTAAAATTTGAAAATTTTTTAGTTTTTACTTGACACACGCTGATGAATGCCATAGAGGTAGTGCAAAAGAGGAGTCGCAGTGGAGGAAAATCTTAGACTATTTCACGGAAGCCATACACCTTGGCATGACTGCAACACCCAAAGAGACAAAAGAAATCAGCAACATAACCTATTTCGGTGAAGCGGTATACACCTATAGCCTAAAGCAAGGTATTGACGATGGCTTCTTAGCTCCGTATAAAGTGGTACGAATTGGTTTAGACAAAGATCTGGAAGGGTGGCGCCCATATAAAGGGCAGGTCGATGAAAATGGCAATTTGATTGAAGACCGTGAATACAGTTCTACAGACTATGACCGTAACTTAATCATCGATGAGCGCACTCAAGCGGTTGCGAACCGTGTGACCAAATGGTTAGTAGCCAATGGCAGATTCAGTAAAACTATTATTTTCTGTGTCGATATTGATCACGCTGAACGCATGCGACAAGCCTTAATCAACGAAAACAAAGATTTAGTTGCTGAGAACCCCAAGTATATTATGCGCATTACCGGAGATAACCCGGAAGGGAAAGCACAACTAGATTATTTTATCGATGCTCATGAATCACATCCAGCCATTGTTACCACTTCGAAGCTCATGACAACAGGGGTCGATGTGAAAACATGTCGATTAATTGTTCTCGATAACAATATCAACTCTATGACTGAGTTTAAACAAATCATTGGTCGAGGAACTAGGCTTTACCCGGAAATGGGAAAACTTTACTTTACTATTATGGATTTCAGGAATGCCTGTCGCCTTTTTGCTGACCCGGAGTTTGACGGCGATCCAGTTGTAATCATTGATGGTGGAGACGGAGGAGATGACTGGAATCCAATAGACGAAGGAACCCCGGGTGGGGAAGATTACCCTGTGGACAATCCACCCGGTTTTGAACCACCGATTATCGCCGAAAAAGTCCCAAAATATCATGTGCGAGGAGTATCGGTAACAATAATCAATGAACGAGTTCAGTATTACGACGTAAATGGTAAGTTGATCACAGAAAGCATCAAGGATTATAGCAAACGCAATATTTTAGATGAGTATGCTACTTTGGATGATTTTCTTTGGGCATGGACCATTGCAGAAAAGAAGCAAGCAATCATTGATGAGTTACAAAATCACGGGGTGCTACTGGAAGCACTAAAAGAAAAAGCTCAGCAGGATATGGATGATTTTGACCTGATTCTTCATATTGCGTATGATAAAAAACCCTTGACCAAAAAAGAACGCGTCGAACACGTGAAAAAGCAAGGATACCTACACAAATATTCCGATGTTTGTCAAGAGGTTTTATCTGCACTTTTGGACAAGTATATGAACGAGGGTATCGGCGAATTGGAAGATACCCGCGTTTTAGATAATGCTCCTTTCGATAAACTGGGTAGTCCGAAGAGGATCGCCCAATTGTTCGGGGGAAGAGAAGCATATTTGTATGCAGTGAAAGAGTTAGAAAGACACATTTACGAAGTGGCATAGTTAAAGGAGAGTTCGAATGAGTATTGGGAGCTTTGTTAAAACGATACAGAATATTATGCGCGGAGATAGTGGAATCAACGGGGATGCTCAACGTATTGAACAAATGACTTGGTTGTTATTTCTCAAGGTGTATGACGCCAAGGAAGAAGATTGGGAGTTTCATGATTCCAGATATGAGTCTATTATTCCGAAAGAATTACGCTGGCGGAACTGGGCAGTGGATCACAAAGATGGCAATGCACTAACCGGGCAAGGCCTTCTCGATTTTGTTAACAACCAACTCTTTCCCGCCTTAAAAGAAATAAAAGTTTCGGAGCATACACCCATAAAAAAAGCCATTGTCAAATCGGTTTTTGAAGACAGCAATCAGTACATGAAAGACGGAGTATTGCTTCGTAAGGTTATCAATGAAATTGATACCATCGAGTTCGATGTTTACGATGAACGGCATGCATTTGGTGATGTTTACGAAACAATTCTGAAAAGCTTGCAAAGTGCCGGCAATGCTGGAGAGTTTTATACTCCTAGAGCCGTAACGGACTTCATGGTCAAGATGATACAACCAAAACTGGGTGAAAAAGTCGCCGACTTTGCCTGTGGGACAGGTGGTTTCCTAACCTCTACCCTAAAAGTATTAGAACCACAAATCAGAAATATAGAAGACCGTGCACTCTATAATCAGAGTGTTTATGGCATAGAGAAAAAGCCACTCCCTTACTTGCTTTCAATCACTAACATGTTGCTGCATGATATCGATAACCCCAACATTTTTCACGGAAACTCCTTAGAAAGAAATGTACGAGAGTATAAAGAACAGGAGAAGTTCGATATTGTGCTCATGAATCCACCCTACGGAGGGACAGAGAGTGAAGGAGTAAAAATCAATTTTCCGGCTGATTTGCGTAGCAGTGAAACTGCAGATTTGTTTATGTCGGTTATTATGTATCGTCTCAAAGAAACAGGGCGTGCAGCTGTGATTATCCCCGATGGCTTTTTATTTGGTATCGACAACGCGAAGGCGGCATTAAAGAAAAAACTGCTTGACGAGTTTAATTTGCATACGATTATTCGTTTGCCAAGTAGTGTGTTTTCTCCTTATACTCCAATTACAACGAATATCCTGTTTTTTGACCGAAGTAAGAAGACCGATGAAATTTGGTTCTATAGAGTCGATATGCCACAAGGATATAAGCATTTCTCCAAAACAAAGCCGATGTTGTTGCAGCATTTCGACGAGTGTGCGGCTTGGTGGAGCAATCGAGCTGAAATCAAAGATGTTGAATCTGACACCTATAAAGCAAGGTCATTTACCACTAAAGAAGTAGCAGGCAGAGGCTATGACATGGATCTTTGTGGCTACCCAACAATTGAGGAAGAGATATTCTCCCCTGAAGAAACAATTCGTATTTTTCATGAAAAACGAAATTCCCTGAATGCTAAAATTGACAAACGACTCGCAGAAATTGAAGCACTCCTGGGGGTGCGGAAATGATTGCGGAAACCTTGAAAAAATCTATATTGCAAGCAGCAATACAGGGAAAGCTAACGGAGCAACTCCCAGAAGATGGCGATGCCCGGGGTTTGCTGGAGGAGATTAGGAAAGAGAAAGAACGTCTGGTGAGAGAAGGTAAGATAAAAAAAGAAAAACCTCTACCTGAGATTAAGGAAGAAGAAATACCTTTCGATATTCCGGAGAATTGGGTTTGGGTGAGGTTAGGTGAGGTTATGTATGACCGTGGCCAAAAGACTCCAGATCATCAATTTACATATATCGATATTTCATCCATAGATAACAAGAAATACCGAATTGATAAATTGGATAATGTTCTTGAGCCAAAGCAAGCACCCTCAAGAGCGAGAAAAATCGTTCAAAGAGGAGACGTAATTTATGCAAGTGTTAGGCCTTATTTGCATAATATTAGTATCATTGATCGAGATATTGTCCCTGAGCCAATTGTTAGTACTGGATTTTTTGTAGTCTGTACTCCAAAGGAAACATTGAACAAGTACCTGTTTTTTTGCTTCTTAACGCCAATGTTTGATGAATACGCATGCAGTAATGAAAATTCAAAAGGGGTGGCCTATCCAGCGATAAATGATGGCAAATTCAAAAAAGCATACCTGCCCATCCCTCCTCTCACAGAACAAGATAGAATTATTAAGAAAGTTGACAAGCTATTTGCCGAAATTGATGAACTCAAAGAAAATGAGATTAAAATAGAGGAGCTACAAAAGGTCTTTCCGAAGAAAATGAAGGACTCTATACTTCAGCATGCTATACAAGGCAAACTTACAGAGCAACTCCCAGAAGACGGCGATGCCAGGGATCTGCTGGAAGAAATCAATAGGGAGAAAGCTCAATTGATTCGAGAAGGTAAAATCAAGAAAGAGAAACCTCTACCTGAGATTAAAGAAGAAGAAATACCTTTTGATATTCCGGAGAATTGGTGTTGGGTTAGGCTGGGGGAGTGTCTTGATGTTCGTGATGGAACTCATGATACTCCAAAGTATGTCTCTCGAGGAGTTCCATTAGTTACCGGGAAAAATATCAGTAATGGCGTTCTTGATTTAGAGCATGTAAAATTTATAACTAACCACGATGCTGATAAAATTAATAAACGCTCAGAGGTTCTGGTTGGGGACATACTTTTTGCAATGATAGGCAGTATCGGAAATCCTGTTCTAGTTAAAAACAACGAAAAATTCTGTATAAAGAATTTAGCACTGTTCAAAAATATTGGAAGCAAACTAAACATGGAGTTCATCCTTGAGTATCTTAGATTAGCTCAATATAATCTGAAAAAAGAATCATCTGGTGGAGTGCAATCCTTTATATCGTTACAATCCTTTAGAATGTATTTACTCCCCCTTCCTCCCCTTGTTGAACAGAAACGAATTGTTGAAAAATTAAATCGATTGCTTCCTCTTTGCGATTCGTTAGATTGATCGTAAAGAATACACTACATGATTTCGCTCTTGATAACTATTAAGATAAGGGTTAAAGTGTAATTGACAGAACCCTCCACACCACTGGTTTTAACAAATCATGTGTTCCATGGAGGGTTATTTTTTTCTTCAATATTTGCGTTATGTTAAGTTTTTGTTACATACGTTTTTGTGAAGGAGATGCTGTTCCTCCATGGAAATGAAGAAATATAAAAATAAACGTTCCTATTGACTTTGACTCTGAAAGGGGGATTAAATATGCCGAACTCGAACAAAAGAAAATTAGCTTTATGTGGTTGGCTACAAGAGCATCAACGAGAAGTATATGAGTCCTCGTTAAAATTGCAAAAATTCTTGTTTTTCTATGAAGTGTTCTCAAAAACAGAAGGCGAGAATGCGGATTTTAGAAATTTACAAGGGTATGAACGCGGTCCGGTTTTCAGCGCAGTTTATGGAGATTATAAGCACGAAAAGCCTGAACTGGATCAAGTTTCATTGAGTATTCACCAAGATGGATTAGTTAAGATCAATCAAGACCGAGCACAGAAAACTTCCTTTATGGTTAAGAGCTTGACCGAAAATGAATTAACCGACTTGACACACATGTTTCACATTTGGAGAGCAAAAGAAGATAGAATCATGTCAGGTGAAAGAAACGTCCCTTTATCGGAAAAGGACTTCAACGAGAATGACGAGGAACTCATTTCGCAAATTAACGCGATCTATACAAAGGAGTTAGTACAGAACTCTATAATTGTTTCTGTTGGAGAGAAAAATTTTGTTTTTTCTTCTGATGATTATAATAAGCTGACAGAAAAGCACCATGAGGCTTTACTCGGGTTATCAACAAACCCAGAGATTAATAATCCGGTTTTTGTAGAAATCGATAAGCGAGGTAGACTAATCGTTGATTGATCGTAAAGATGTAGTAACAATAAGGATTCCTTTTCCGAATATTTCTTCGGATTTGGCAGTTCGCTCTCATATGTATATTTGTCATCACACAAAACAAAGATTGAAAAAATTCGTCAAATGCCAGAGCTTGAAACCCTACATGTTAGCCAATAAAACGATAAAACATTTCATAGATGAAGTGCCGAATTTAAAGCGAAATCCGTTCTCGAAGCCAACTCGGATTGATTGTGATAAAGAGTTTTATACCACTAACTTAAGGTATCCTTTAAGCCTGCGTACTACTACTAGACCAGATGTCTGTGATAATCTTATTCAAATGGTTGAATTGAAATTGGGTTGTGACGGTTGTGATTCAAACGCATTGAACGAGCAGGAAATGCTTCAACTCAATAGTTGTGTTTCTCGAATATAAATAACTGGTGATGGATCAATCCATCACCAGTTATTTATATTCTTTGTTATTCGGGCTTCTTTGCTTCTACAATAGGGTCTGCACAGGTGCAACCTTCACCTTCACGGCAAGTGCAGGAGCTTGTGGTGTCGGGAACGACCGCTTCGGTATCTTCGACTTCTTCTTCCAAGCAATAGCCATCGCATCCGTCATCGACTTCAACATCTTCGTTACAGTTGCAATCTTCATCTTCGCATTGGCAGTCATCGCCTTCGTGGCAATGGCATTCGTGCTCCTTGTGTTTCAGACGGGCGTCTTCTTTGGCCTTCTTAGTCAGCTTCATGGCTCGCTGAATTCCTTTTCCGATCATGAAACCTACTAGATTCATAAAAACTAGAAATGCTATGATCTTTGCAATGGTACAAAGAGTTTTTTTCGTAGTATCGTTGTTGTTCATAAGATCCCTCCTCAAAAGATTATATCTAAAGTATACCATAGATTGCGGTGTAAAAATTATACAATTATGTTACAATTTCGTCGGAGAGGGAATTTTTTCACGGTAGATGCGCACTGGGCGTTGTGAAATGGCGGCCAAAACATAGCCAATGGTGGTTTTACTTCGTGCTTTCAGGTCGTAAACGGTAATTTCGTCGTCCCCGTTTTGTCCAATCAAGGTCACGGTATCGCCGATCTTGACTTCGGGTAGGTCTGTCACATCGATCATGGTTTGATCCATGCATATCGCAACCACAGGAGCGCGTTTGCCCTGAATCAAAACGAATCCATTTTTGGTAGGATCAGGACCGACAAGATTACGCAGATATCCATCGCTGGCGCCAAACCCGGCTACTGCAATTCGGCTCTCTCGTGTAGGGCAAAACTGGGCACTATAACCAACGCCTTCTCCAGCGGGTACGGTTCGTACATTGGTAATGAGGGAGGTCCAACTCAAAACCGGTTCTACTCCCAGACGATTGAATACACCCTCAGCAGTGTCATAACCATAGAGGATTGCCGCAGGTCGAACGAGATTATAATGACAACGTTTGCTGGTGATGATTGCGTCGCTACCGGCAGTATGGAGCCATTTGGGGTCGAATCCGTTGGCTCGTATCTGCTCAACACCTTGTTCGAAGAGATCGAGCTGTTTGTTAGTTATGATGCAGTCTTCTTCATCGGCATTTGCCAAATGAGAATAACAGCCGTTGACGTTCAAATAGGGAAGTTCTTTGAGAGCGTCTAACAAGATTTGCAATTCAGCACCCGGTGCGACTCCTAAGCGATGCATTCCGGTATCCAATTTGACGTGCACTTCTACCTTCTTTTGAGCAAGTTCGGCGACACGATTCAGTTCCCGAGCCAGTTCAACATGGTAGCAGCCAGTGACGAGGTCGTATTCGGGGGTTGCCGGGAAGGCAGCCGTGGGAATCCCGCCTAGGACCATTAAGTAGCCTTTGTAGCCGTCTTGACGGATTTCCACTGCTTCAGCAATTGTTGCAGTCGCCAGTTTTTTTACATTGCAGGAGCGAACTGCATAAGCGGCCATCTCTTTTAAACCGTGGCCATATCCGCCGGATTTGACGGTGTACATCAATTCTGTATCGGGACCAAGAAAATCTTGCACTCGTTTCACGTTACGTCGAAAACGATCCAAATCAATGGTTACCAGAGAATTGGCTAACATTTCTTTATTGATCATGCAAGCGCTCTCCTTATTTCTTTCCCGGAACAGGGAGGTCTTCAGGGATTGGGCATTTATAAACGCTACCATTCATTGTTTGTTTAAATTCAGCTTGAGCAGCTTCGAGCAAATCGGGATTTCGAAGCAGCTTGCTACCAAACAGAGCCATGGAACGGGCGCCAAACATCATGCCTTTTTCTCCGATTGTGGAGCCGGAGCTGGCTGTGATTTGCCAACTATGCCCGGGGGCTGCGAAATTCGTTGAAGCGCCGTAGAAGTAGATGGTGGGAACGATATGGCCGACATCGCCGACATCGGTAGAGCCAAATTCGTTCTCGTGGCCAATCGGTAAGACATCGGTAAGAATTTCTACGTCGTCAGGAATATGTAAGGCTTTGCGCATGGCAGCGGTTTCTTTTGGGGTGGTTTGGTTTAAGGCACGGGCGAAGGCAATCTCTTCTTCGGTATAAGGATCCTTGGGAGCGGCCAACATGGCTTCGTGAATTACATTGGCTAACACTTTATTGTTTAAGGTGGGGTAACAACCGCCTAGGAAGTCGATTTCCAAAGTGGTTTCCGTCATCATTGCTGCCCCTTGCGCAATCTTTACCAAACGATGATAAACATCTTCTACCAATTCGCGCTTGGGTGCTCGAACATAAAACCAACTTTGAGCATAATCGGGGACAATATTAGGGGCCATACCGCCATGGGTGATGATGTAATGGATGCGCACGTCGGTCGGTACATGCTCCCGCAAATAGTTCGCTCCCACATTTGTGAGTTCCACAGCATCTAAGGCACTGCGACCATTATGCGGATCTCCGCCGGCGTGTGCGGTGCGACCGCGGAAATTGAATTTAGCAGAGTTTAATCCCAAGCTATGACCAAGGGTCACAGCGTTGACGGTTGCTGGGTGGAAGGCAATGGCGGCATCCAATTCTCGGAAAGCTCCGGCGCGAGCCATGTAACCCTTACCGGTCAGAACTTCTTCTGCAGGGCATCCATAGAAGACCAACGTTCCTTGAAGGTTGTCGGCTTCCATTTCGGCTTTTAGTCCCAGAACAGCACCGACATGTGCCACTCCAAGCAGGTTATGTCCACAACCTTGGCCTAAACCTCCGGCTGTGACAGGTTCTTGAGTGATTTGAATTTTCTGGCTGAGTCCCGGTAATGCATCGTACTCTCCTAAAAATCCAAGAACCGGATGTCCGCTACCCCAGGTAGCCCGAATGGCGGTTGGTAAGCCGGCAAAGCCTAATTCTACGTCAAAACCGGCTTCTTTCAACACTTGTGCGGTGGCTTTGGAAGCTTCATATTCTTGAAAAGGACCTTCGGGGTTTTGCCAAATTGTGCGGCTCAACTGCTCTAAAATGCTTCGGTTTTTTTCAATGGCTGTCATTGCAATGGAATTGTTCATACGAGATCCTCCCTTTTTTATGGTTTGTTTGTTATGGTTCCGGCGCTTCTTCATCACCGTCAAAGTCGTGCGCGTATCCCCAGCCCCCGGCATAGGTGCAGGCTTCCGCTCCTTTTTGGGCTGCATAGGCGGCGGAGGCTTCTACATCTTTGCCTTGGGTCAAGAAGTGGGTCAGGAATCCGGCAATGAAAGCATCGCCGGCGCCCAACGTATCGATTGCCGTGACAGGAACGATTCCCTGATGGAACCGTTGTCCTTTGTATGAGAAATAGGAGCCTTTGACACCCATGGTGATGCACACAAGCGCGGTGCCCAAGCTGTGGCAGCGATCCATAAGGCTATCCTGTTCTGCTTGGGTCATCTCAGCTCCGGAAAAGAAGGCAAAATCAAGCCAAGGGCAAACGGTTTTCAAATATTCGTCGTCACGCCGCTTGTTGGAAAAGTCGAATGAAAGCAGGGTGCGTTTGCGAATTTCCGGTAATAAAGGTTCCAAGAAGGAATAGCAGCTGGAATGCACGAGATCAAAGCCTTCAATATATAGGAAGTCGGCGGGGGTTAGGTTCAGGCGGACCAGGTGTTGAGCTGTGTCCTTGCGAGACCGCACAAAAACCCGATCTCCTTCCACCAAGGACACCAGGGGAGATCCGCTACGCCCCACCATTTGACGGCTGCGCTCAAAAGTAACGCCCTCTGACTGTAGACATGCCTGTAGGTGCTCCGCCTTCTTGTCGGTGCCAAAGATGCCCAGATAAGAGGCTTCACCAAAGCCGTAGCGACGACAATTCACAGCCACATTGACTGCGTTGCCACCAGGGTAGTATTTTTGTTGGTGCAAATAGCAATCGACGACATTATCACCAATGGCTAAAAGTTTCATGGTATTAGCCCCTTGCTTTCTGATTAGTAGTCCATTTTCCACATGTAGCGTCGAACGGAAAGGGGATGGCCACGTTGTGCGCCTAATTCATTGGCAAAGCTGCGCAGAACCGGTGCGACAAAGAGGGGTGCGAAGTATTTTCGAGATTCGACCGGAATGCCATCCATGATGAAGGTTTCGGCATCGACCACGATCAATTTATCGGTGAATTTCTTTGTAAAAGCTTCAGCGCGTTCATCCAAGGGGCGGGTGTCGCCAATGCTCTTGATTAGGATCATGGGGACATTATCGTCGGTGATTTCAAAGGGGCCATGGAAGAATTCTCCGGTATGTAGGGCGTGACTGTGAATCCACTGCATTTCCATGAGGATGCAAATCGCAAAGGAATAAGCAACCGGGTAACAAATGCCGCTGCCCATGGTATAGATGATGTCTTCGCGTTTGTATTTTTTACCGAGCTCTTTTGCCCAGTCCGCGCGGGCAGCTAAGGTTTGGCGTAAGTTTTCCGGGTAAACAGTCATAATGGCTTCTAATAGTGCAGTATATCGGGGTTGCGGGTTCCAAACTTGAAGGATACCGAAGAGCAAGCGGTATAGCATGGCATTACTGTATTCGCTGCAAGCAGCCTCGTCACCGGTGGAGTAATGAATGCGATATTCTGCGGCTTGCCAGAGCGGTGAATCCACCAGGTGGGAGAAGGCTACGGTTAGAGCGCCTTTTTCTCTGGCAAATGAGGCTGCTCTTACCGTTTCTGGGGTGTTTCCGGAAGTGGAGCACAGAATTACAACGGAGCCTTTGCCGAGACTGTGGGGATTGCGATGAATAAACTCGTTGGAAGAATAAACAAATGCCGGGTAGTCGCTTTCCTGTTCCATGACATATTGACCGGGGGTTAACGTTGCCATGGATCCACCGCATGCGACAAAAAAGAAGTTGCGCACAGAGTACGATGTGATCGCAGCTATGGCTTGATTCAATTGTTGAATATGTTCTTGCAA